ATCTTCATAAATACTAAAAGCAAAGAAGTCTGAAAGATCTTCTACAAAGTTCTGGCAGTCTTCAAATGTGTTAAAACCAAGATATTCAACAATAACTTTGTTTTGTTTTATATCAATGGTTATGTGTGAATATAATTGTGCGTTCATGGCTGTAGCTTCAAGATGGGAACAATATATACGTTACGACAGCCAGCGTGTTTTTGGGGGGTGGGGGTAGGTTTTTTTTCAAAAACGGCACCCTACCTTTGTTTTTTTGCAACATTTAGCATGCAATCCTGGATCTGTTGGTTTCAAACACCGTAACTTACCGCAGAAAACAAACAAAAAAATAAATTGCTTTGGATATGCTATGGATCTGAACTAGAACCTCATGACACGTGCATTGTAACGATTATTTCTGTTTGGATAATAGGTCTTCTCCATCATCCCAACCAATCTTAAAACTAATATCTCCTTTGTGTTCATTCACCATCTTGTCATTGAACTGCGGTATAATCTTAGAAGCAACCCAACGTAGATGATACAGTTTAGTATTTAACAAAGTCACATCAACATGACTTAAATTCTTATTCTTTGATAACTCTTGCATTTCTTCAAACCCTTGTTCCAAGTTTGTCAATGCACCATTCATTCTTGCAGTCTTTACTTTTGTTGCAAAGTCTTCATCACCTGACATCCAGGAGTAAACCTTTGTTACACTTGGTAAATCATTATCCTTACATATCCTGGTTAGTGGTATTCCTTCCATCAACTTTATCAAGATACTTTCTTTCAATGTATTCTCTGAGTTTGTCGAGAGACCATTCTTTGAACGGTTTAAGGTTTTGATAGGCTTTGATTTTTCCATAAATAGTTTTCTGACCAGTTGACATCCCACCGTGTAATTTACACTTACCATTAGGCATTGCTTTTGCTTGGCAAGGTAAACCATCATACTTGCGTCTTGCTTTACAAGTCACTTTGCGTAACGGTCTACCTACCATGCTAAGAGAAAAAGAGATGAATTTCCAGTCATCTAATCACAACTCCTGTGATTGTATACTTCTTTATAACAACTTTCGTAGTTTTTGTAGTGTTTTTTTTTCGTCATGTATTTTAAATATTATCCTTAACAATTCTTTCTTAATTTTTTTATGTAAATTAGTTCTGTGCATGCCAAATTCTCTCTCTAAATTTTTCCACGGATATTTAGCAGCTCTTTTCCACATCAGCTTTCTATCTTCAACTTCAGGTACATATCGCATGATCTCCAGCATAAAAACAAACCTAGATATATTTTTACTTGTCGGTGGAGGTAAACGCATCGTAACATCATGATACCCATACGTTGTCCAATACTCATCAGGATAATCCATCCAGTACGATAGTTTTTGCTTACGAATAGCACCTGGTAGTCTTTTACCAGTTCTAATACTATCTTCTAACCAATCCCATAATTCTTTAACACCTATCTCTATTTGCATAACATATCTGCATATTGAAGTGCATTCTCTCTGGTTGTTTCTTCCTCATAAACTAATATCCATTGGTTAAATTGATGTCTTGATAGTTTCTTCTGCATGGAACGAATAATCTTATTATCTTTATTTTGCTGATAGGTCAGACCATTGTTAACTACAGCACGGTAATTAGGATTACTTTTCTTTGCTAATAAACTTACAACATTATTTAATTTCTTTTTATTATTAGATATAGTTAGTTTAGTAGGGGGTGACGGTACTGTCATACTTTTTCGGACAGGTCTGTCATACCTTGTGTCAACAATGTGGAAACTAGGTGAATAAAAGTTCTTTCCTTTCTTCTTCTCCTTGGTAATTAAATCCAGATCTCCAAGTTTCTTTGTACTACGATTAATCTGTCTATCAGATAAACCAGTCATCAAAGCTAATCTCTTGTTGCTGGGGAATATCTCACCCTTTGATCCGTAATGATCCAGTAGTGCAAAAGCCACCATCTTATCAGCTGCCGATAGTTTTTTATTATAAATAATAATCTTAAATAGCTTCCACTTTTCCAGCATCGTTTAACCTAAATAATAGTTTCTCTAATCTTTTTACTTTTTCTGTAGCTGCTTTTGATAACAAATAACTGACGATTGCATTGTGGTTTTTACCCATACCTCTTGCAATTCTTGCTTTGTTTTTTGTAACGTGCTTGTAAGCTAAATGTACATAATCTATTCTTGCGTAAACAAATGGTCTAATTCTTTTGGTGCTAGTGAAATCCCAGTAATCTATGTTATGTGCAGCACAAACAGCAACTATTACCCTAAACAATGGTGCAAACTTTGGATCTATTTTAGGCAATTCTTTCTTTTTTTTCTTTGTATAAATTAACGAAATAATATTTCTGACCTGTATTATTTCTTCTTCGCTTAGTCTTTCACTCATAACTTTCTCTCTCTTTTAATTATTACATCGGTTTGGAATTGTTCTTTGTCACCATGTAAAGTCAATCTGTATCGTTCTTTTACACAAGCCTTTGGAATATAAATCTCACTGCCTTTTTCTTTGTCATTGAGATCTACACCTCTGCTACGAAACAAAATAAATTCATCTTTATCATTGGGATTTTCCATCATCCAACCGACATCTACATTGACAGATGCCTTACCATCAAACTCTGTCTTCCAGGAACGATCACCCTCTGTTGGATCTTTCCAAATGATAACCCAACACTCCTCTGCAAGCAGCTTTGCAATCGACATGTAATCCATTTTTTTGTATTTATCAGAACCCAAAAAGATTTGTAGACAGAAACATTAGAGTAACTTTAGAGAATATTATTCTTGTAAACATGATTTACACAGCATTTCAACCTAATTTTTTGCATTTTTACAGAAAATAATTCTTTAAATCACTAAACATTTTTATTATATGGCATTTATGTTAACCAATATACCACCGTATTTTCTATCTAGGGGGTTAGATCATTTCTCCCCATCACAAGGTGTAATGCCTATAGATCAGTATGTATACAAGTACCTTAAATGCGATCAAACTAAGAGAAGAAAATTTAAAATAGCATCACCAATGCAGTGCGGAAACATTGTAGGTGACACAGTTGCTGCCAGACTTACAGGCAGAGTAGATCCTCTAATTTTTTATGATAATTTTAAAGAATGGAATGATGTTAGAGATGAACAACAATGGAATTATGAAAAAGAAATAATAAAAGCGACAGTTAAAAATGCCATTAGAGGTTTAGAAATATTAGGCATCAAGCCAGGAGATAAAATGGTTTTTGAAAACTATGTAAACTATGCTCATGATGACCTGGTACTACCGATCATTGGTAGAACTGACATACAAACACCAGATAAAATAATTGAACTTAAAACAACCTGGTCAAGAAGATACAAAGATAAGAAAGATGGATCACCCAGCTTTGGTATTAAACCATTGCCACAATATCCAATGACAAATCATTTAATGCAATCATCATTCTATCATTTTGCAACAAAGAAACCGACATGGATTTTACATGTAAATGGAAAAGAAGAAGACGGTATGATGATCCATGAAATTGCAACACACAAATACAAAGAAGCATTCCATAATTTAATATCAATGCTGAAAGCTAAACAAGAGATTGCCAAATTTGAAAACCCAGAGAAACTAATTCAACCAGACTTTACAACTATTGGGTGGAAGATTGGTGATACATACTTAAACGAAGCGAAGGAGATATATGGATATAAAGATGCTTAACGATACTCTGCGTGCTGCTATAGCAGAGGTTAAAGGATTAGATCCTGAAAAAAATAAAGATGATGTTATTGAAATGCGACCAGGTAAATTTTATGCAACGGTCAAAATTCGTAACGATATTTTCAGGAGATACTTTGGCATGGATGCTGGTTACACTTCTACTTATGAATTAGTGCAGCCATACTCATACAAAGTATTACGAGGAGGAAAGGAAACAACAATGTACTTTCCTGGATCAGTCATTTGTAAAACAGAAGTGTTTTATAAAAACAAGTTCTTGGCTACTGGAATAGCCGAGGAGGTGAGAGGATCAAACAAAGTCAACATGACTTCTGCTGTTGAGAATGCACAGACATCTTCACTTGGTAGAGCTTTAGCTTGTATTGGTTTGACATCACATGAGTTTGCATCTGCTGATGAGATGCAAGGAGTAAAGAGGAAAGGAGAAAACAATGACATAGCTAACGATGATAAGCAACCAGAATTTGGAGCTGACAGTAAAACAAATAAATCCTTAAATGTAAATATAGATCTACGTCAGCTCATTCTGGGTGCAAAACATCTAGGTGACTTAAATAAAATATTAACAAGCCACAGTGACGTTATTGAAAAAGACAATGAGCTCAAAGAGCTTTTTGCAAAAGAGAAAAAAAGAATGGAGGATGGATTGCCAAAAACAACCGATGACGAGGAGGCATGGTATGGATAAACCATTTGAAGAAAAGCCAGGTAAAGGAAAATTATTTACCAACAAAAATAAAGAAGCCAATGGTGATAAGCACGATTGGTTTGGAAGTATTCGTATACCGTTTGATGTTGAAGCTGGAGAAACTATCAAGATCAACGCATACAAAAACGAAAGTGAATCTGGTACCAAATACATTGGTATTCAAGTCAAAGACAGGAAGGAGCCAGATCTAAAATAATGCACTACAATGAAAGTACAGACATGTTAGTGGAAGCTGCTGATCTCATTACAGAAGATCGCAAACAATATTATGGTGACTTTAAAAGAAACCATGAAAACATTGCGAGCATGTGGAGTATTATTTTAGGAACTAAAGTCAGTGCATACCAGGTGTGCAAGTGTATGGCAGCAGTTAAGCTGTGTCGTGCATCAACTCCTGGTGTGTATGTGAGAGATAATTATGTGGATGCAGCAGCCTATACAGTTATGGCTGGAGCATTACATGCAGATAAGAATGGAGATATACATGACAAAGGCACAAGCTGAAGTATTAAAAGTAATACAAAAGTTTTGGAATGAACATGGCTATTCTCCATCGTTTGCAGAACTACAGTCTATCCTTGGTTATAAAACTTTGTCAGCTGTACACAAACATTGCATGCAGTTGAAGAAACGAGGTTATATTAATCATGAGGTTGATAGTCGTAGATCTATTGAACTTACAGATAAGGGGATGAAATATGCTGCCTAATATAAATTTCGTCTTGGTAGACGATATTA